AAGTAGCACGACATGGCTAAGAGCATGGATTTTCCAGGTAAGCCAAAAAAATATTCAGATAATGTTAGCCAATCATATGAACTAGAACAACCACTTTCTTATATAGCAGTACCTGGAGCCCAAGGCGAACAAGGCCAAAAGGGTGATAGAGGAGATACTGGACCCCAAGGTATACAAGGACCAAAAGGCGATCCTGGAAAGCCTGGAAAAGACGGTAAAGATGGAAAACCAGGATTAAGTATTTTATCTTCATCAGGACAAATGTATGGATGGGCTTTATACACCAACTCAAATAAAAAGCCTATTATGTTAGGTGCTACAAAAGGAACAGATGGATGGGTTAATATTATTGTAGACTGTAAAGGTAACAATAATGAATACTTTTTACCAGAAAATAACGTTTCGTTATATAACCCAGAAACAGAGAGAATTAACCTAAAGGGTTTAAAAGCAGGATCTATTATAACAATTCGTTATGATATTACTTTAACTACATTTAACAATAATACAGAGGTTTGGTTTAGGACAGTTACCCCAGACCTATCATATGGGCCAACGACTTTGGTTGGCAACTTAAAATATCAGTTTGAGTATGACCTATCTCTGGAACATACCCTTTTTGTAGAAAATGAAAAAATGAAAAGACTAGGCGCACACTCACAGATCCTTACTGATAATGAGTCTTCAGTGATAGTTAAGTCTATGTACATAAGTATTTTTTAAAATAAAAAGGTAGAATTAATATGTTTGCCTACATGTTTAAAATGTGTTATTTTGTGGTATACTTATCAACATGAGCGCCCAAAAACCTAATTCCATTGATTCTTCAACAAAGTCAGCGCCTCTTGCACCTACAATAGGAACAGCAACAGATGTTGGAACAGGTCGTGCTTATAATAATGGTTCTGCAACAATTACATTTACTGCACCTACATTTGATGGAAAGCTACCAATCACTTCTTATACTGTAACATCCAGTACTGGTGGATTTACAGCATCTGGTGCTTCATCTCCATTAACTGTAACAGGTCTTGCCTCTGGTACAGCATATACATTTACAGTAACTGCTACTAATGCAGTTGGTACAAGTCCTGCTTCTGCAGCATCTAATAGCATCACTGCAACCACAGTTCCACAGGCTCCAACTATTGGAACTCCAACAGTTGCTACAGGTCAGGCTTATACTGGATCTGCTTCTGTATCTGTTCCATTTACCACTAACGCAACTGGTGGTTCTGCTATTACTAGCTATACAGTTACATCTTCATCAGGAAATACTGCTTCTGGTGCATCTTCTCCTATTTTAAGAGCTGACACTGTAGGAACTGCTCGTACCTATACAGTTACCGCCACAAATGCAAATGGAACATCTACTGCATCTGCTGCTAGTTCTTCTGTTACACCTTCTTCTGTTCCACAGGCTCCTACAATTGGTACTGCATCAGGTGGCGCAAGTGGTGTTGTTTCAGTACCTTTTACAGCTAATGCTAATGGTGGTTCTGCAGTTACTGGATACACTGCAACATCTTCTTCTGGACGTACTGCTACAGGAGCCTCTACACCAATTGCATTTACAGAAATTGCTGCTGGAACCTATACCTATACAGTTACTGCCACAAATGCAAATGGTAGTTCTGCAGCATCTGCTTCAAGTAATTCTGTAGTATCAACATTTGGTCCATTCTTTCCACCATTCTTTCCATTTTTCCCGCCATTCTTCCCGCCATTTTTTCCATTCTTTCCATTCTTCCCGTTCTTCCCACCTTTCTTCCCACCGTTCTTCCCACCGTTCTTCCCACCGTTTTTCCCACCTTCTTTCCCGTCCTTTACATGTGGCCCTACTTGCCAAAACTGCAACAATATGGGCGGGTACTGGGACGGTTCGCAGTGCTACATGTAAAGAATATGGTATACTTAATAGAAACTAGGAGAAAAAATGACAATTAAAAGATTTGCTGGAATCGTAGGTACTGAGGTATTTACAATAAATACTATAGACTCAGAGTATCCAGGCATTGGAGAACGCCTTGTTGCTGGTTTTTCATCTAATCCAACTTTTGTAGAAGTGCCAGAAGGTCTTGACGTATCTGTTGGCTGGACCTGGAACGGTACTGAGTTTCTAGAGAACTAGTCTATAATGGGTGGGGATTCAGCTTGGGAACGGTATAAACAAAACCTTGGAGCCACAAGGCCTTGGGATCTAATTAATCCAAAAATTCACGCAGTACCAGTAAAAGTTTCTGATGAGCGTCTTGCAATATGTCTTGAATGTCCAGAGCTAATAAAATTAACTAAACAATGTAAAAAGTGTGGCTGCTTCATGGTTGCAAAAACAACATTACCAGAAGCTGAATGTCCTATAGGAAAATGGGGAAAAAAAAATGCATAATGAAAATGAAAATGTTTGGTTTACAAAAGATAGATCAGAAACAGCATCAAATAGAATTCCTAATAAACAGTTAAATGAAAACATTATTGTTGAAAACCTTGGATTAGGCCTACATGTTTATCATAATACATTTTCTTTAAATGACGCAAACAGGTATATTGAAATACTTGAATCAAACCTTTCCAGCAATAAAAAATATAACTGGTCACTGGCTCAAGTTACTCAATCAGAGGTTCCAATTAAAAAAGCAAGGGATTGTGTAGACTTTAAGTATAAGCAAGAAAACTTAGGTCCAAGAGATGATAACAATGCAGAACTTATTGATCTTCATGAAGAGATATATCAAAAGTTAAAGTACTGCATAGATGATTATGCTAAGTACTGGGGTATAAATGTAGTTTATTACGAAGCCTTTAATTTTGTTAAGTATGAAGGAGCAGGAACTCATTTTAATATACATGCAGATCATGGACCTGCATACAACTGTACAGTATCTGCTGTTATATATATAAATGATGACTATGTTGGCGGAGATCTAAAGTTTCCAAGACTAGATAACTTAGTATATAAGCCAAGAGTTGGAGATATTGCAATATTCCCATCAAACTACATTTATGAGCATGCATCTCTACCTATGGAATCAGGAACAAAATATTGTGTTGTTGTTATGACAGACATAAATGAACTGAGTCACTAATGGAAGACATCAAGTCTAAATTAGCAATATTTAGATCATTTAGACCTTGGCTAAACAAAGAGAGTAAGTCTATACCAGAGCCAACACAAAACGTTATTCCTCAATGGTACAAAGATGCAGATAGATTTGCAAAAATGCCAAATGGAGAATACTATCAAGCAACTAAAATGGTTTGTCCAGTTTCCAAAGAGGGAACAGATGATGATTATGGAAAGATTCCAACTTGGAAGGCTTGTCCAGCCATTATGGATGGATTTGTAACAGGTTATGTTTTAAAAACGCCTTGTGATATTGAGTTTGTAAAAAATTCACATGGTTCTCTTGATGTTAAAATATCGGATCAAAGACATCAAGATTTTTGTGGAAAGCGTTCAGCTATGCCACAGTTTGAACACCCAAAAGGTTTTTATAAAGATCATTTTGCATGGTATCCAGATTGGGCTATAGAGTTACCAGAAGGATATAGTGGATTATTTATGACACCTATGAATAGATTTGATCTTCCTTTTATAAATACAACAGGAATAGTTGATAATGACAAGGTTCATCTTCTTGGGACTTTTCCATTTTTTATTGCAGAAGGATGGGAAGGTATAATTCCAGCAGGAACTCCATATGTACAAATTCTCCCCTTTAAAAGAGAAAATTGGTCTCATGAGATTGAGTTTCAGCAACAACAAGAAATTTATGATAAAATGATAAAGAACGCAAATTTTTACCGTCAACCTGATGGTGGAGTTTATAAAAATAAAGTCTGGTCTAGAAGAGAATATAAATAGGGGGATTTATGACAACTTGGACAAAGAAAGAAAACCTTGGAAACGGTATAACTGTATACAGGGACGTAATTAAAAAAGATATCAATGTAATTGGTAGACTTGAATCTAATTTAAAGCCAGAGGGAGATAAAACTGGATATAGTTGGTTGCCAGCATACGTTGGATATCAACAATTAATTCCAGAATATAGAGACTGCAATGATTTTAAGTTTAAGAAAACAGATATAGAGCATGACAAGAGTCCTGTTGGATTAGAGCTTCAGTCTTTATGGCAAGATGTATATGATGCATGTTTTCCAGCAGTAGAAGACTATAGAAGAGACTACAATATTATGGATTTAAAATACTGGGAAGCTATGAACTTTATTAAATATGGACCAGGACAACATTTCCAAGAACATCATGACCATGGTTTTTCATATAATTGCACTGTATCATTAGTGGCATATCCAAATGATGATTATGAGGGTGGAGAACTTTATTTTAGATTACAGGATTTAAGCATTAAGCCAAAAGCTGGAGATCTTTATATTTTCCCATCAAACTTTATGTATCCACATAAGGCAATGCCAGTAGTTTCTGGAACAAAATATTCTATTGTTACAATGTTGGATTATAATAAAAAGTTTCATACCCCAGAGATGTATGTAGCAGATCCTGAATAATGCTAAACATATCTGTTGAAAAAATACATGGTTCTAATTTTACTATTTCTCCAATGTCAATTAAAAGAGACTGGATGGATGAAACATCAGAGAACCATGCTTATAGATGTTTCCCAGTAACCCAGTCAAATGTAATTGGCTGGAGCCTGTCTTGCTTAAAAGATATTGAATTTATTTGGGATGGGGTAAATGACCAAACACCAAACCGTGTTCAAATATTTAGTCCAGAAGGAGCTTATGCTGGTAGGGGCCAATCCTCTATAAGCTTAGACACAGGTCTAGTTTTTAGAACAGACAACGATGTCAGTATCTTTAGCATTAATCCCGTAAATTATTTTAGTAATGAGTTTGAAACTATGTCATCTGTAATCAGCACTTCTTTTTATGACAACCCTTTGCCTTTAGCTATTAAAGCAAAGATTGCAAATAAAAGGGTAGTTATTAAAGCTGGAACCCCAGTTGCCACAATTATTCCTATATCGTTGTCAAATTTAAATAATACAACTATTGAAATTGTTGAATACCAAGACTTAGACAAAAAAAGGTTAGATGCAAACATACACTATGGAACTGCAGCACAAATCATCAATTCTGCTGGAAAATGGACAGACTGGTACAGAGATGCTGTAAATGAAAAAGGTGAGAGTGTTGGCTCTCATGAAATAAAATCTTTGCGTCTTAATGTTCAAGATAACACACAAGATAAATAAAAGGAAATGGTATAATCTAATTATGGACAATATAGACGCTTCTGTTGTAATAAGAAAGCCATCATTAACACCATCTGGTTGGTTTGGTAATGGTAAAGAAATGATCGTTGAGCTAGAAAACTTTATGACTCAAGAAGAGATAGAGTTTTTAGAAAAAGCTGCTAAATCTTTAACAATTTGGGATGTAACGCAAAGCCATGTTAATGAAAATGGAACTGTAGTTTATGACTCTGATTACTGGAAAGATAGGGTTGCAACTAGTCCAACTCTAAATAAAAATGATCCAACAATTGCTCCAGTTATTGCGGGATTATTTCAAAGGCTAAAGCCAATCGTTGAAGAATTTTATAAAGTAAAAGTAACTCCTACTGGCACAACCATTGTTAGGTGGCTACCAGGTCAGTTTCAGAACCCTCATGCAGATAAAGAACTACATGAAGGTCCAGATGCTGGACTACCAAATGATTTTCCCAACTATGATCTTTCTAGCCTATTTTATTTAAATGAAGACTATGAAGGTGGAGAGTTATACTTCCCACTTCAAGGTGTACAGTTTAAACCTAAAAAAGGTGCTGCTTATTTTTTTCCAGGGGATATGAACTACATCCATGGAGTAACAGAGATAAAGAGTGGTATTAGATATACCTGCCCATTTTTCTGGGAAATTACAGAACATACTGGAGACAGGAAGCCATAAATGAATAAATTAAACCTTGAAGCAATAGAAATATATCCAAACATTCTTGTTTACAAAAATATGTTTAAAGATATTTCAAAGTCTTACAAGGTTTTAATAGACTCTTTAATAGAGTCAGATGATAGGCTTTTTAGTCCTTGGACACAATGGTCTATTTTTGGAGATTATTTAAATCCAATAATTCCTGGTTTTTCTATGTCAGATAAATTTGGAAATTTAAATAGCATACAGACATCAACAGAAGTTGAAGAAAATCAAAAAAACTTTGCTTTAGAAATGATGGAAAACTTTCATTTAGTTACAGAAGATTATATTACAAGATATAACATTAACATAGATCTAAATCAAACATCTTTAGACGAATCTGGAAACTCTGTTCCAACTTGGAGATGGACAGGAGGAACAATAGGTAAATATCATATAAGTAGCGAAGATGAAAAAATTGGAATGAGATATCATTCAGACTATATAAGAGAACAAGGCTATGCTCCAGGATATAAGTTTGTTGTAACGTGTACAACATATTTTAATGATAACTATGAGGGTGGAGAAGTAGACTTTGTAATGGGCGACAAGCTTGTAAAGTACAAGCCAGAAGCAGGAGATCTTTTAGTGTTTCCATCAGGACACCCAGACTACTTGACAGAAGATGGAATGCCATACTTGCATGCAGTTATGCCATCATACAATAATAATAAGTTTTTATCAAGAATGTATTGGCAGAAATATCAAAAAGGAACAGATGAATGGTATGAAAAAGAAACAGAGTTTGGTAAAGAGGTATGGGCTTCCATGCAACCACAACTAGAAAAAGAATTTAGAGACAAGCATCCACAAAGATCCGTAATAGAAAATGGAGTAAGAATACAATGAATCTAAAAAACAAAAAAAGAATAACAAAAGACATAGTTGTGTATGAGAACTTTATAAGCAAAGAAGATTGCAAAAAGATGATTCAAGCACTTGATGCTCAAGCAGCAAATGGTGCAATTTCTTGGATGCCTATTTCATTTTATGAATCATATTCTTCAATTTTGCCACAAGACAACGATCAAGAAGTTATTGATGCTGGACTATCCCCAACTATCTTCTCAGACATTGAAAAAATAATGCCAGAAGCAATTGCTTCAGTCCACGATCTAGACCCAAAAACAATTTGTAAGATTGGGTATCACACGCAGAAGTGGGAACCAGGAGCATACGCAAGAATCCACTCTGATAATACAGATGCTGAAGGAAACTCAGGCGCATTCACAAGAAGCCGTTACGCAGGTTTTCTATATCTTAATGATGATTTTGAAGGAGGACTTCTTAAGTTTCCAAGTCATAACATAGAGATTAGACCAGAAGTTGGAATGCTTGCCGTATTTGACGGGGGATTCAACAACATGCACGAAGTATCTTTAATAGAGAGTGGAGTAAGATATACCATTGGTTCTTTCTGGGATGACAGAGAAGAGTCAGATTACCCACAAGAGTTAAGGGATGCTTGGGCAGAAGAAATGAAGGCCACTAGAGCACAACAAGAAATTGAAAGAGCAGAATGGCAGGATTTGCTTAAGCAGGGTTGGAAGTTGGACGCCAACGGGAATAAATACAAAGTAGAAGATATTGCAAATGATTGAGACCTTTAAAAAGCAATTAGTGGACAATGGGTATATAGTTAAAGATATTACTCCAGAGCTATTCTCTGTTGAAAACTTTTTATCACAAGATCAAATAAATACCTTTAAGGATATTATAAATGGTACATCCCAAGAAGACTGGGAAATAGAATATCACGCAAACTTAGCAAGATTTTGCATGGAAAAATTTGGCAGAGATGACGTAGACAACCTAGTTGCTGAGGGTAAGTTTGAAATTACTCAAAATTGGAAAGATAAAAACTTTAACATATTACATCATGATATATACAGGCCATTATATGATGGCATAAACTCAATGGTAATAAAGTCTGATCCAGATTTAGTTTTAAGTGGTTTTGCAACAATTCAAAGGATGCAAGAAGGAGTAGAACTAAAAGCACATACTGACCAAAGAACAGACCCATCTATAAAATACGCTACTATTGTATACATTAATGATGACTATGTAGATGGTGAGTTATTTTTTCCAAATCTTGATATTCAGTTAAAGCCTAAACCAGGAACTATGCTGTTTTTCCCAGGAAACGAAGAGTATGAACACGGCGTCAAGCACGTAGGAGATGGCCCAATAAGATACGTTCTTGTTGGGTTCATTAAAGAAAAAGACCATTATGAAAAAAATAAGTACTAGGAGGAATAAATGAATAAAGATATACTTGATCCAAAGGTTTATTATTATACAGACGCAATTGATAATTTTGATGTATTTCAAAAAACTTTAACAGAATTAGATAACCTTGAGTCAGTCAATGAGTTTGGAGTAAATGTTTGGAATACTTGGACAGCTTCTAATGATAAAAATTTTATATATGGCGAAACAAAGACATTTGATATTAACGCAATAAATAATCTTAGTGGGGAAGTGGCGGAAAAAAGTAAATATATCTATGACGCTATTATGACTACGATGTACAATGTTTGCAAAGACTATGCCTCTTCTTTAGGGGATTTTGATGAGCCAAGACTATTTCCAACCTTTAATATAAAAAAATATAATACTGGAATGGGCATGGGCGCACACTTTGACCAACTAGACGGGGATAAAACTCTAAGATACTCATTAGTTATGTATTTAAATGATGACTGTGAAGGCGGAGAAATATCCTTTCAATTAAAAGATTATGATGGCGGTTGGACAAGTGCAGATGGTTTCTCTAAAGGATCAGCACCAGCTGTAGATTTAGATTATGATATATCTGTTGCTAATGGTGCAATTGATTTTGGATTAAAGCCAAAAGCAAACAGTGTGATTATATTTCCAGCATTTCCTCCATATTTTCACACGGCACATATAGTAAAATCTGGATTTAAATACATGATTCCTGGTCACTGGATTCATAACAACATGGATCTTAATAAGAGTCAGAGTATGTAATTGAAAACAGCAATAGTAACTGGGGCAAGTAAGGGTGTTGGGTATGCAACAGTAAAACTACTATCTGAAAGTGGATACAGGGTCATAGCAGTCTCTAGAGACTTATCAAGGGTATCTCAGATCGTGTCTGATAATGTTGAAACATATCAACTAGATATAACTGACTCAAAACAGATAGAAAAATTCTTTGAAAAATATAAAGATATAACACTTGACCTTTTAGTAAACAATGCTGGTGGAGGCTCAGGACCAACAATGCTTATTAATGAAACAATGGAAAATTTTAGAATTGCCTATGACATAAATGTTTCTGGCCCAATGTACCTTTCTCAGATTTTTGTTCCATGCATGCAAAGGTCAGACTCCCCAACCATTATATTTGTTAGTTCATTAGGTGGAAAAGTTCCATATCGTAGTGGAGGAAACTATACAAACGCTAAAAGAGGCATGATGGCCCTAGTTGATACTATGCGATTAGAGTTTCCTGCATACGGTATTAAGGTTACTGAGATATGCCCTGGAACTATTGATACACAAATAGACAAGCGTGAAATAGCACTAACTGCTGAAGATCTTGCAGAGTCTATTAGATGGGTATCAGAGTTACCAAGTCATTTTAATATTAATCATATTGAAATGAACCATATAAGCAGCAATAAGTTTGCCTAGATCTAGTCAGGAAACCTAGTCATCCAAACCTTAGTCTTTGGCGTAATTCCATGCCAAGCTGACCAGTTCTTTCCACCGTTACTCATGTGATATGCAACCTGTGCATTAATAACAGGGTTTAAAAGTTCGCTATTAAAGTTAATACCAAACTTATCCTGACGACCTTCTTTTAGCATTCCAATCATATTGATTTGAAATATACCAAAAGAGCTATCACCAGTCTTTACGTTACCATTAAAAGCCAATGGTCGCCCATTAGACTCCTTTTTAGCAACAGCCCAAGCCTCCACAAGATTCTGACCACGAAAACCAACGGCATGAAGAAGTTCCTTCAGTTGAAGATCTGTAAGACTAACTGCATCTTGATACTTGTGTAGAACGTTTAGGTCCTTTTTTACTGCTACCAGACTTTTAGGCTTAGAAACCAAAAAAACCGCCTTGGCGGTTGAAAGTTCAGCAATGGCTGGTTTACTCAGATTATTTTCAGTACTTAAAGCATTAGCTGCATTACTTAATGGTGCAATAAGCCCCAGTGCAGCAAGGATTCCAATCCAAATCTTTTTATCTCTTCTCATAATAATAACCTCCTAGAGACTAAAGATGCTACCCGTTGGTAGCACTATCTAAGTATAGCATCAAAATTGTCCCAAAAGCAAGTTTTGGTGATATTTATTTAAATTATTTTAAATTGTTATTTTGATCGTGGTATAATATAAAAATGGCTACATATAGAGGACAAGCATCTACATATGATATTGGTGAAAGACCACCATTTGTAAACTGGACTTTCGTTAAAGGTGATACAGCAGCATTTAAGGTTTATTTAACTGATGATGCTAAAGTACCACTAAATATTCCAGACTGGAACATTTCTATGCAGATTAAGCGTCCAACAACTAATCCAGTTGTATCTGGCCAGATTACAGATACAGCAACCCTTCTTTATACCCTGACTCCAACTCAGGATGCAGATGATGAAGTTGGTGAGTTTACTGTTTCACTAACAGCAAGTCAAACTGCAACCCTTCAGACAAATGATATTTTTGATATTGAAGTTTCTTTGACAGCAGACTTAATAGTTTGGACGGTAGCTCAAGGCAAACTTATTGTCCTTGAAGATGTGACTGCATAATGGCTAATGTACAAATTTATGACAAAAAGCCAGTAATAACAAAAAGAATTGAAAAAGATTTTTCAATCAATACTACCATTAATGCTCCATCAAAAAATGTTGCAATAAACTCAACACTACCATTTAGAATTAGACTTACAGCAATTCGCATTGAAGCATCAGGAGGAAGTGCTGTTCCACCAATTCCTCTTCAAGTTATTGGTTTCAGTAACTATATACTTTAATATAAATATGCTATAATTGGCGTATGTCCAAACTTCCACTATCCACAGTAAAAAGCAACTTTCAAACAGGTGATCGTCCAAGTCAAACAAATTATGAAGATTTAATTGATACCACATCTGCTCAGGCAACAGACCTGGGTTCTGCTGGTAATAACGAAGTAACTATCAACGGCATTGAAAATTCAACAATTTTTGATAATTTTTTAACAACCGAATGGAGATCAGTAAAATACTTGGTCTCAATTAAAAAGACTTCTGCTGGCGCAAATAAATACTGGGCCACAGAATTAACTATAGTCCCTGATAATACAGATGTAAATGTCAGTGAATATGGAACAGTAGACAATGATGGGAATATTGGCACCATCTCCGTGTCTAGAGCAGGAAATACAGTTTCATTAACTGTAGTTCCAGTGGGTGGGCAAACACCAATAACCTTGCGCTATTTGCGTATTGGGTTAAAGGCCTAACTAGGGAGATATAAAAATGGCAACAGTAACAAAAGATTTTAGAGTAAAGGCAGGACTGGTAGTTGAAGGATCAACTGCGACTGTCAACGGAAAGAATATTATCACAGCTGGCGTCGTTGATGCTAAAGGTGATTTAATTGTTGGTAGTGCAGATGATGCAGTAGCACGTTTAGGCGTTGGCACAAATGGTCAAGTTCTTACAGCAGCATCAGGTGCAACATATGGCGTTGAGTGGGCAGCCCCAGCAGCAGTTGGTGTTTTTGCTTCTTCAATCACATTTGAAGGTTCTACTGCAGATGATTATGAAACAACAATTGCGGTAACAGATCCTACAGCAGATCGCACAATTACATTCCCAAATGCTTCTGGTACAGTAGCACTTACTTCAGATATTACATCAGCAGTAAATGGAGTTTCAACAACTGATATTGAAGAAGGAACAAACCTTTACTTTACAGATGAAAGAGCACAAGACGCAGTAGGTAATGCAGTCGGAACTGGTCTTACATATACAGACTCAACAGGAGCAATTTCTGTAACAGCAAATACATACGATGCATATGGTGCAGCATCAGCAGCACAATCTGCTGCAGCAACAACTGCTTCAGGATATGTATCAACACACGCAGGTCTTACAGAGACACACGGTGCAACTGGTGCAATAGTTGGAACAACAAACACTCAGACACTTACAAACAAGACTCTTACATCACCAAAAATTAATGAGGATGTTGCCCTTACAGCAACTGCCACCGAATTAAATGTACTTGATGGAATTACAGCGTCTACTGCTGAACTTAATATTCTAGATGGTGTTACTTCTACAGCAGCAGAGCTCAATATTCTTGACGGAGCAACACTCACAGTAACAGAGCTCAACTATGTTGATGGAGTAACTTCATCAATTCAGACACAGATAGATGATAAACTTCCAAAAGCTGGCGGAACAATGTCTGGCGCAATTGCAATGGGTACAAACAAGATCACTGGTCTTGGAACACCAACAGATTCAACAGATGCTGCTACAAAGGCTTACGTAGATGCAGTTTCTGAAGGACTTCATATTCATCCAGCAGCACGAGCAGCAATTCTTACAAATATTGCAATTGCTACTGCTCTTGAAAATGGAGACACTGCTGGTGGAGTAACACTTGCAACAGGAGATCGTATTCTCCTTAATGGTCAGACAAATGGTGCAGAAAATGGTATCTACGTAGTTCAGGCTTCAGGTCAAGCACTTCGTGCAACAGACTTTGATACAGCAACAGAAGTAGATAGCGGAGACTTTATCTTCGTAAGTGCTGGTACTTATGCTAATACAGGTTGGGTGCAAACACTTAAGCCAGCAACAATTGGAACAGATCCAATATCATTTACACAGTTCTCAGGTGCAGGTACATTTACTGCTGGTAATGGGTTAACTCTTAACGGTACAGTATTTAGTATTGATACAACAATTACACAAACTCGTGTAGCAGATGTATCTGATACAGAGATTGGCTACTTAAATGGTGTTACTTCTGGAATTCAATCACAGATTAATACTAAAGCACCAACTGCTGATCCTACATTTACTGGAACAGTAACAGTTCCAAATGGTTCAAGTTTGGGAACACCAACAAGTTTAACAC